TTCACTATACACTATCAATGCTCTTAACGAATTGGTTAAAGAGGAAAATGGTGGTGTATTAGATAATTCATTTGTCATTAATTGGCAGAAGTTTAAGAATTCAATCATATTAACAAACGCCGAAGGAACTAAGAAAATTCAGACAAGAGTTTTTGAAGTAATTGACTTTGGTGATGGAAAAGAAGTTATAACTGAAGAACATAAATAATATTACAATGTTATTAAAAAAAGGCGATAACAACGAAAATGTGAAATTAATGCAGGAGAAATTAGGAATTTCACCAGCAGTAACAAATTTTGGACCAAAAACTGAAGAAGCTGTAAAAGCATTTCAAACAAAACACGGACTACCTGCAGATGGTATTGTAGGTGATAAAACTTGGGCGATGATTGTAGGTGAGAACACTCCACCAACAACACCTGCTCCAATAGCACCGGTAGGTGGATTGAAATTGGATAAATTAAAGGGACATATTCCTGATGCAGTAATTCAAATGATTCCTGATACAGCAGCTAAGTTCCAAATTAATACTCCATTAAGATTAGCACACTTCTTAGCACAATGTGGACACGAAAGTGGTGGATTCAAAGCAACACAAGAAAATCTAAACTATTCAGCTAAAGGTTTGAATGGTATCTTTAAGAAATATTTTCCAACTTTAGAATCAGCTCTACCTTACGAAAGAAAGCCGGAGAAGATTGCATCTAAAGTGTATGGTGGTAGAATGGGTAACGGACCAGAATCAAGTGGTGAAGGTTACAAATTTAGAGGTAGAGGATATATCCAATTGACAGGTAAGGAAAACTATACCGCATTTGGTAAAGCAATTGGTGAAGATATTTTATCAAATCCTGATGTAGTAGCATCTAAATACGCATTACTTTCAGCAGCTTGGTTTTTCTCTAAAAACGGATTACATAAGATGGCTGATGGTGGAGCAACTGATGCAGTAGTAACATCAATCACTAAAAGAGTAAATGGTGGTACTATTGGATTACCGGATAGAATAAAACATTTCAAAGAATACTATCATTTATTGGCATAGGATTTGGGGATGTAAATAAAAATTCGTATATTTATAGAATATAATAACACATAATGGCAAACATAAGTTTAAAAAGACTATTTGAAGCTGAAGATTTTAAAGCTAAAAGTAAAGAGACTGGAAAATTAGTACACTTCAAATCAAAGGATTCGTATCAAGCAGCATTAAAGGCTGGTACTCACGAAGACCCTAAAGCCCAGAAAGGTGGTGCATCTAAAGGAGCTGCAAAACCAAATGATATGTTTGGTGGAGATTATGCAAAAGATAGAGGTGGTGATGCTCCTAAAGATAATGATACAGCAGATTTTAATGAACCAAAAGCACGAAAGCAAATTATCAAAGATAGAAATAAATTAGTTCAGATGAATGTTGGCAAAGATGATAAATCTTTAGATTTTGCTATTAAGTTAATTGATATGTTATTGGATGGAGAATTACAAGCTCCCAAATCAGAACCAACTCTAAACATTAATTCTAAAAATTGGAAAAAAACTGATGGCGATGGTAGAATGAGTTCGGAATCCGCAGATGATGTAAGAAATTATTTAAATGATGTATTGGGTGTGGATGGTATGGCTGAAGTAGATTTTGGTAGTGGTAATATTCAGTATGGTTTAGCAGATGGTGAAAATAGTATATTTGTTGGCAATGATGGTGGTACATATAATGTATCATTTGAAGGACCTTCTATGGATTTAGATAAAATTGAACAATCGTATAAATCATTCAAAAATCCAAAAGATGCATTATTATATGCTGGTGAATTAGCAAAAGCAAATAGGAAAGGATTAGAACAAAAGCAAGAATCAACGAAACTAACATCAATGATTAAAAAATAACTAAAAGGGAGAAACTAAAAATTCTCCTTTTTTATTTGGTAATATCAGGAATATTTCGTATCTTTGAGTAAATCTCAAACCCATATAAATGCGTAATTTGGTTATAAAATATACTTCAAAAAAGATTTGGAAAGTCCAATAAATTGTTGTATATTTGTAATCTCTTTATATTTATATACCTAGAGGGTGAAGGAAACTCACCTAAATAAAACCTTAAAACATAAACTCTTAAAACGTAAAACAATGGCTATTAACTTAGACGCAATCAGAGGTAGACTGAACAAACTACAAAGCACAACTTCAAAGAAAGTAGAACTTTGGAAACCAGCTCCGGGCAAACACACTATTCGTTTAGTCCCTTACAAATTCAACAAAGAGAATCCTTTTATTGAATTATTCTTTCACTACAACATTAACAACAAATCTTATCTATCTCCATCTTCTTTTGGCAGACCTGACCCTATCGTTGAGTTCGCTGATAAGTTGAAAAGAATGGGTGATAAAGAAGATTGGAAAGCTGCCAAGAAAATGGAGCCGAAACTTAGAACATTCGTACCAGTATTGGTAAGAGGTGAAGAAGGTGAAGGTGTAAGATTCTGGGGCTTTGGAAAGACTGTATATCAAGAAATTCTTGGTTACATAGCAGATCCTGATTATGGTGATATTACTGACCCAAATGAAGGTAGAGATATTACTGTTGAAGTAGTATCAGCAGAAGACAGTGGTACTTCTTACCCTGTAACAACAATCCGTGTTAAACCAAAGGAAACTCCTTTAGCAGCAACTAAAGAAGAAACTGACAAGTTTATTAATGGACAAACCGAAATCACAGACCTTTACCAAGAGTTGACTTATTCGGAATTGAAAAATGTATTAGAAGGTTGGTTAAACCCATCCGCTAATGGTGATGAAGATACATCTACTGCAGCAGTAGAAACGTTAGCATCTACCGCAAAAAATGATGAAGCACCATTTGATGTTGATGAAGTAAAATCAGCACCAAAAGAATCACCGAAGAAAATCGATGATGTAGCATCAGCATTTGATGACCTTTTCAATTCATAGTAAATAAGTAACAATATGGCGAAAGCAACGAAAGAGGTAGACTTAGCAGAAGTGCTAGCGGACTCCCTAAACAAACAAGCAAAAGACCAAAAGGTAGCATTCTTTTTGGACAACAATGACTCCCCTACAAACGTAGAAGGTTGGGTATCAACTGGAGCATCAATGTTGGATGTGGCAATCTCTAATAGACCTTATGGAGGTTTGCCTGTTGGTAGAATTACCGAAATTACGGGATTAGAACAAAGTGGTAAATCATTAGTATCAGCTCACTTACTTGCCGAAACACAAAAGTTAGGTGGTATCGCTGTATTGATTGACACGGAGAACGCCGTAAGTAGAGAATTCTTAGAAGCCATTGGAGTAGATACAACCAAATTACTTTATGTAGCAGCTGAGACTGTTGAACAATGTTTTGAATATACTGAAACTATTATTGAGAAGGTAAGAACTTCCTCTAAAGATAAGTATGTAACAATCGTTGTGGATTCGGTAGCAGCAGCATCAACTGAAAAGGAGATGGAAGCTGATTATGGTAAGGATGGTTACGCTACGGATAAAGCAATTATCATTTCCAAAGCAATGCGTAAAATCACAAATCTTATTGGTAGACAGAAAATCACTCTAGTTTTCACAAACCAATTAAGACAGAAGATGAACGCAATGCCATTCTCTGACCCTTGGACAACTTCTGGTGGTAAAGCAATCGCTTTCCATGCATCGGTTCGTTTGAGATTAAAGAGTATGGGAACGATTAAAGCTAAAGATAGCAGTGGTAACGATAGAATCGTAGGTATTAAAGTAAGATGTCAGGTAGTAAAGAATAGAATGGGACCACCATTACGTTCAGCTGATTTTGATATCTTCTTTGATAGAGGAATAGATAACTTCGGAGCATGGTTAGGAAGTATGAAGGATAATGGATTGGTAAAACAATCAGGTGCTTGGTATGAATATACTGACATTGATACTGGTGAGATTATTAAATATCAAGCCAAAGATTTTCCTTCTATGTTAGAAACTAATCCTTCGGTTAAAGAGCAAATCTATAAAAGGATTTGTGAGGCAACAATTTTACGTTACAAAAAAGATTCATTAGACACGGATAATCTAATAGTAGATTCAGAAGTGATTGGTGATTAATAAATGTTACAAAAACAAAATGAAAGACTTATACAAAAAGCTTCTTAATGAAGTAGAATCAGAACATGAGACAAACCACTTAAGAGTGCGTAATAGTAGAGTTCTTGTCATTGATGGACTAAATACCTTCATCCGTAGTTGGACTACTAATCCTACAATGAATGAGGATGGTGACCATACG